ATTCTCCGCTATGCTATGAGGGCGGGGCGGTCTACCATTTCTGCGACATCGTGGACGGGTGGCTTACCCCCTGCTCTGGCGGCGAGTGTTCCAACAAACATTTACTAGACAATGGACAAACAACTGCAAGACAAGATTAGGCGGGGCATCAAGTTGCTGCAATCTGCCGCGAAGATAGCGGGCGAACACGGGCAACCGTTGGAAATCTGCTACTCTGGTGGCAAGGATTCGGACGTAATACTCCAACTAGCAAGGGAGGCGGGCATAGATTACCGCGCCATATACAAAAACACCACCATAGACCCGCCGCGCACGATTGCACACGCACGGGCAAACGGGGTAGAGATTATGCAGCCGAAAAAGAATTTTCGCCAACTTATTGAGGAATACGGGATGCCTAACCGCTTTTACCGCTTTTGTTGCTCCGTATTGAAAGAGTACAAAATACTAGATTACGCGGTGGTAGGTATTCGTAGGGATGAGAGCCAGAAACGGGCGGAGAGATATAAAGAGCCAGAGATGTGTAGAACCTATAATAAAAATGATAAAGTGCGACAATATTTGCCTATACTTGAATGGAGCGCGGCGGATGTGGCGGCGTTCGTGCAGGATCGGGGCATAACGTGTCACCCGTTATATTATGATGCGGGGGGGCAATTCCACCCAGAACGGCGGCTCGGTTGTATGTGTTGCCCGTTGGCGAGTATTAGCAAACGCATAGAACAATTTAAACAATGGCCATTGATGGTGCGCTATTATACCCGCGCGGCCATAGCCTATTGGCAAAAGCACCCAGACGTAGAGAACAAGCGGAGGCACAAAAACCCCTATGAGTGGGTTACATCTGAAATCTTCTGCGATGGGAAAAAGGATTTATTTGTGGATAAATTCGGGGCAACACTATTCGATGACGGGATAGATTGCAGACAATTTCTAATGGACTTTTTTAAGGTCGAATTATAGGCAAAATAGGGGTTATTTTGTTAATAAAGTATAAAAACGTAGGCAAAACATAAAATAAATGTCTAAATACTTGCACATTCTAAAAAGACGTATTATCTTTGCAATGTCAAACAAGAACAATAACTCTTAAAAGTGAGGGCAGCACTTAAAACTCCGCACTAAAACAATGACAACAATCAAAACTTTCGTAGTAGGCCGCACTTACACAATGCATAGTCCTTGCAACTGGGATTGCACTTGGTCTTACAAAGTCATCGCACGAACCGCCTGCACCGTTACCTTGAAAGATGAGCACGGGCATATTAAAAAATGCCGTATTAACCAACGCCACGCTCAATACTTTGGCGAGGAATCCGTCACCCCTCTGGGTTCGTATTCAATGTGCCCAATTCTCTCTGCATAACATATCTAACACGGGCGGGGAGACCCGCCCTATTTAACCAACCTTTAACCCATACGACAATGACCAAGCGACAACTCAAAGAACTTGAAAGCCTCACAAGCCAGATAGGTAAAATCGCAGGGCGCATCCGCAAAATAGCAGAGGCCGAGCAAGGCAAATTTGACAAACTCGATGCTTGGCTGCAACAAGCCAAACGCGGCAAAACCCTGCAAGAGGGCGTGGATACTTTAAACGGTGTGGCCGATGCTTTGGAAGAGGCGTCGGACGATATATTCTTTATGTTCTTCCTTACAATTTGACCTATAACCGCAGGGAGGGGCAACCCTCCCTCTTTAAACTTTCAACCATTATGAATGAATTTCAAAAGATGCAAGCCCGCGAGAGGATCGGCAAGCGAATAGCCACCCTACGCAAACAAGCGGGACTAACGCAAGAGGAATTGGCAGGCCGCGCAAACCTGCAACGCACACACGTTGGACGGATAGAGGGCGGCAAGTATGACGTAACGTTCGCCGTGGTGCAGGCTATCGCAGAGGCTCTGGGTATGACGGTAGACATCATTGACAAGCGTTTGGAGGGCGTAACGATACTATGACAAAGAAAGAGTACTACATCAAAGACGGGGTCGCGTTTCTACCAGAACCACCAAATACAAGGGTCTTTCTATGCGGGGACTATCGTACGGCCTACAACGCTTTTATGAGGTTCAACGAGGCCAAAGACTAGACAAGGGGCGGGAATTTTCCCGCCTTTTGCATTTTTTTACTTGTGAGAGTTGCGGGGGTAGTTGATAATCAATATCTTTGCGGCAAATCAAGACTCAAAAAGTATGGCAAGGGGCAACCCAGATAAACTAATCCCGAACAACAAGCGAACCGAAAGCGAACGGAGTGAGATAGGCATACTAGGGGGCAAGGCCTCTGGGGTGGTCAGAAAACGTAAAAAACTACTGCGTGAAACGCTAACGGAACTAATGCAAATGCAGATGCCCACCGACTCCGACATAGCCAATATATGCGAGAAAATGGGTATAAAAGAGGCCACGGTAAGGGTGGGCGTTGCTCTGGCTCTGCTGCAAAGGGCATTGCAGGGAGACGTAAGCGCGTTTAACGCTATCCGTGACACCATTGGGGAAAAGCCAACGGACGCCCTCGCAATAGACATTCCCCGCGCTATCCGTATAGACGTGGTCAACACGCCCGACTTTGCCAATAACGAAGACCAAGTACAATGAAGACTAGCCGCCTATTTTCGGAAATGTACAACGCCACCGCCCGAACCATTGTTAACCAAGGCGGAACGAGTAGCGGTAAGACCTATACGACCCTGCAAGTTATATTCGCTATGTGTGCAGAGAAGACGCGCATAGCCACCGTGGTAGGCCAAGACGTGCCGAACCTAAAGGCGGGCGCATTCCGTGACGCACAAACTATCTGGGCGGGTGATGCCAACTTGCAAAAGATATTTCCCGTCATCAATAAGGGTGACCGCGAGTTCAAGGGCATTAACGGGTCTATCATTGAGTTTAAATCGTACGCGGACGAACAAGACGCCAAGAGCGGTAAACGTGACATCCTATTTGTCAACGAGGCGGACGGCATAGAGTGGGGCGTGTATTGGCAACTCGCAATCAGAACAAAGGAAAAGGTTTTCATTGACTACAACCCCACCGCGCGGTTTTGGGTTCACGATAACGTTATAGGCGCAGAAGATACGCGGCTTATTATATCCGACCATAGACACAACCCATTCCTTACACCAGAGCAACACGCCCGCATTGAGGGTATAGAAGACAAAGAACTCTTCAAGGTCTACGCGCGCGGCCTTACGGGGCAGATACGCGGTCTTGTGTTCTCTGGGTGGGAATTGGTGGACGAGATGCCCGCAACGCTCAAGAAAGAGGGTAGGGGCATAGACTTTGGTTTCACGAACGATCCAACGGCCGTGGTTCACGCGGGACTCGCTCACGGCTGCCTCTATATAGATTTGGAACTCTACGACACGGGCATAGACAACCCGACCATAGCGCAGACCCTAAAGGCTCGCGGCTGCAATGTGTACTCAACCATAGTAGCGGATAGCGCAGAACCTAAAAGCATATCAGAGATTAACGCCACGGGTGGCCTGCACGTCAGACCTGCAAAGAAAGGCGCGGACTCCATCCGCAACGGCTTGCAGATTCTATCCCGTTACCCCCTGCGCGTAACCAGACGTTCAAAAGGTCTCATCCGTGAACTAAAGGCCTACAAGTGGAAAGAAGACCGCAACGGGGAGACGTTAAACGAACCAATAGACAACTTTAACCACGCAATAGACGCCCTACGCTATTATGCCCTTGAAATGCTCACCGAGCGCAAGGCCGTTAGTTATCGGGCGCACCGTGGCGAAATAGGAGACCGTTTCGGAGTATGAAAAAGGAGAACCGTTCAAATATGCGTTTCCGCGAATGGCTGACAATAGCCACACATTCCGTTATGACGTCCGCGTTAGACGTTAAGCGGTTCTCCCGTCCTTATGAGGTTGCAGGCAAGAAGACACCGCAAGACCTTTCAGAGATGACTATCGGGCAAATGTTCCAACTATCAGCCGCCACCACGGGCGCGGATGCTTTCTTGTTGCCCTGCACTATACTACTAGGGTTAACCGAGGATGAGACCTACAACGCTCTGGCCGTTGACGTGGTGAGGTGGGGCGGTTGGGTGTCCGCGCAACTAGATAAGATAAACAAACTATTCGACTCCCTGCAACCCTCCTACACATCGCAAGAGATTAGGGCGGGGGTCAAGCAATTAAAGTTCGGGGCGTTCGGCATTGCTGATTGGTACGCGCGGCGTATGGGCATTGCAGACCATAACGCGGTGTTCGACATTAATTGGATGCGCATTTACAAGTGTATGCAGATAGACGCCGAAACGGCCAAGTATCAAAAAAGGCTGCAAGACATCTACCAACGCGAGGTAAAAGCCCGCAGACATACATAGTTCACTTTATCATATATCACGTTTTTTGGACTTCATTGTGTAGGGAGGGGTCGGCCGCGAGGTTGGCCTCTCTTTCTATAACGAAACATCCCCACGCCACACGCGCAGGGATGCCTCAAATCAATGGTAAGAATTAATGAATTATAATATAAGAAATGAAGCCACGTTTCACAACGTCTTTGCCTTTTGTCGGCGCAAAGATAACCATAAATGCACATCGAATCGCGGTTAAAGTGTTAAAAATTCATCGGCGGGTGTACAAAGTGGCAAAGTAGCGACTATCTTTGCAGCAAATCCAAACATTATGAGTAGTTTTCAATTTGATTTCACGTTTGACAATTCGTTTTCGCTTGCCCTCAAAAGCATTGAACACAAAGTGCAGACGATAGCCGCAGACTTTACCCCGTTCTCCTGCATTTCGGGTGATTGGCGCGAAATAGACCTCAAGGCCGACAAAACCGACTTGCCCTTTATATTATTCATCACGCCAGAGCAGGGGGAAATGACGATAACACAAGGTCTATTCTTTGACGGTGTGCGGTGTCTTATCGGCTTTTTCGATACCGTCAACCGCGATGCCTACGCCGAGGATAATATGGCGGTCTATACGGCTATGCGGGCAACGGGTATGCAGTTTATCACCGCCTTAAACCAGAGCGGCTATTTTCAACCTATCACAAGCGCACGTTATAATATCTATACCGAGATGCTAGCCTCCAACGTTACGGGCGTGGTCTTTGAACTCACCTTACGACTCGCGGCGGGCATCTGCGTACAATAAGCAATGGAGAGTATAAACACCATACTTGCAGACGAACTAGAGCAACTACGGCAAAGGATCGTAGCCAATATGGAGCGCGTGGGCGCGGTGGCAAGCGGTCGCACCCGTGACTCTATGCACGTTGAGGTCGTGGCCGATACGCAGGGCATATTATATGGCGGTCTCCCAGACGGTGCGCCTTTCGGGACTCTGGAAACGGGTAGCGCACCCCACGGCCACGCCCGCTACTCATACCCCAAGCAAGCATTACCGCGCAGTTTCTCCGCAATCATTTACGATTGGATGTTGGCAAAGGGCATAAGCGGGACACCCACGGGGAGGCAGACACAAGAACAAGCAAACCGCAGCCTTGCATACGCCATAGCCATAACGATTGCCCGCAAGGGTACAACACTTTATAGGAGCGGTGGACGTACGGACATCTACTCTAACGAAATCCCGCAGACGATAGCCAACGTTAACGCCCGCGTCATTAAGGAACTGCAACTACAAGTCGAAACGATAAACCA